TATATTTCTCTTGTGCTTCCAGTTCTACCAGCTCTTGGAACAATATTTTTTTCTGTAACTATGCCTGTTTGACCTTGTAATCCACCTTGCATGCTTGCTAGGTTATCCATAGCTACTTTTTGTTTAGCATAGTCACTAACAAGATTACCATCAGAACCAAATACATCTGTTGCTAATTTTTTAGTTGGATCAATATTTTTTAACATTTGTTGTTGTTTATCAAACTGTGTTCCTCCTTGTCCGCCACCTTTTGACAACGTTACCACTTGTCCTGTTTTAGGATCGATACCTAATTTAACCGTAGCAGCATGTGCAGTATTTTGAAGTAAATCAGTGCTGTGGACAAAATAATCTAATACTTCTGGAACTGTTAAAGCGTCTAGTTTTTTACCGTAATATTCTTCTACACCAAGAATTCTTTTCTTCGCTCTATCTCTAAAAACTTCTCCTTCAGGTGCTTCTCTTGTAATGTATTGATCTTCCATATTACCTAACATAATAGGAGAGGTTGATACTTGACCTTTGGTGCTATCAAATCCTACTTGATCATCTACTAATCGAACTACTTCAAAGATTGCATTACGACGAAGAGCAGGGCTAACACTATCATCTAATCCTGTCATTAAATTTTTATATGCTTTAGGGCTTGTTAAATACTTTGACATTCCTCTTGCAAGTAACACGGTGCCGAGAGCACTGATTGGATTAGCAATACCCATACCAAAAGTAAATGCACCAGCAGCAGCTTTAGCACCACCAAGTACACCACGACGTTGTACGAAGGAAGATACATCAGCAACATCAAAACTTTGTGTTCTCTCCGCTAATGTTAACAAGTCATCTATTTTTTTGTATGCTTTATCTCCTTCAGGACCCATTAACTTAAACATGTTTTCCATAGCCTGTGCTGTAGATCTTGCTTCTAAGCCACCCACATTAGGGATATTTTTTGTTAGACCAAGAGCAGCGCGTAAACCTTCTACATCAATAATAGGAACCCCTGCAGAAACACCAGGTTGAGCTTCTGTTACTGCTCCTGAAACTCCAGTTCTTCTTGGCGTTACAGTAATGTCGTCCACTGCTCCTTGTGTTAGATTCATATTTTTTCGTTGAATAATAGGCATGTTGTACACTGTAGTGTATTTAGAAATTTGTTTATCTAACCAGCCTCTTGTTAAGTTTTTAAATGCTTTTGGGCCAAACTGTCTATACATTTCTTCTTGAGCTTTAAGACTTGTTTGAATAACATCACTGTTCATAATCTCATCAAATATTTCATCAATTTGTATTTCACCAGGAGCTTTCGGTGCACCTGGTTGAAAAACACGAGAATCAACTTTTGTTTCTATTAGTTTACCTACTCTTGTTGTACCCGCTCCTTCAAAAATAGAAGCAAAGTCATCTTTGTTAGCAAAGAAAAAATTATTTGCTGATTGTAATCTTTCTTTACCAACCTCTGCTAGTATCTGGTTTTTACCTGACATAGCTTTCCAGCCCATTGTATTATCTAAATCTGATCGTAAATTTTTAGAAGCACTAGCTAACATTTTACTAACAGCATCTTGTGATCCTTGTGTAACACCACCCGTAGCGGTGTTAAGTTTATTTATTTTACTGTTAATCATAAACTGCAATTCTCTAAAATCAGAAGCAGTTAAATAATCAGGAAGTTGATTTAATACTTTAATAGCAGACATTGCTGTATTCGCATCATCTACACCAAATTGATCAAAGGCTTCTTTTACAGAACGTACATAACGACCATCATCTAATGATACTGACTCTTGAAGAGGAACGCCTGTTCTTTTCTGACCTGTAATAGAAGAAATATAATCTTTTAATTTTGATGTTGGAATAAATGGTTCTGTAATTTGTTCTGCAATATCATCATATGCTTCATATTTAATTGCTTTCATTGATGAAAAATTTTCAAAGTTTTGTTTTAAAGCTTTATACGCTTGCTCACTTAATCCTTGTGTAGTGTCCAAAGTTTTTTGATACGGAGCTAATTCTAAAAATGTTTTTTCTAATTCTCTGTTAATTGCCATTTTAGATGCATCTTGTGACTGACGAAGTGGTCCACCAACAAAAGGAAAGATACCTATAATTCTTGCATATCCTTTAACACTTTCACTTGGTGTTGCTGCAATAATAGACATAGGTACATTATATTGTTCTGCTAACTCTCCTATTTGTTGTGCATCTCTTGCACCTTCTCTTCCAAAACCTGTACCTTTTTTTACAAAGTTTTTCCATAGTTTACCACCCATACCAATAGATGCAGCTGCTCCACCTGAAAATAATGCTTCATAAGCTGCTGTCTCTAATCCTGCTAATACATCTTCTGTAACAGAAGGTTGTTTTGGAATTTTATTTCCTTTACTATCTAATTTAAACTCACCGTTTTCTTTTGTTTCGAATGCTACAGGATTTGCATCACGATACATTCTATTTAACCAACTATATGTCATGTCATACGTTGCACTAGCAGCGCCACTTACACCACCTACTGTTGCTGTAGTTCCTATTACGCCTGATCCTTGAACTTTATTTAATCCATCAATAACTTTTTTACCTAAAAAGTTTTGATAAGCTGGGTGCCAAATATTCTGCACACCTGATTTTCTTAAAGCTAACATCAAACCTACATCGGCAGCAATAATTGAAGCCATTCTGCCTGATTGTTGTGGATCATTAGGTAATCTTCTTTTAGCAAAAGTAATAGCATCCTCTACAATATTATCTAAATTTTGTGGTAAACCGCCTCCTTCGTCTCCTGGTATCCAAGCTTCAGCTATTGCTGGAATTACTCCTTGAGCAAACATATTAGGAATAGCTGTTGCCATTGCCACTCCTCCACCTATAACAGGAATGTCTGATATTCTTTCTTGTGATTTCATAAAATCTGTTTTGTAAGGAGTTTGTTGTCCTTGAAATTTCATTAAAGCAGATTTAGTTCCAAGTGGATCATCATACATTCTTTCTGTTGTCTCCATAACTTTTCTAATTTCAGCTTCTGCTTGAGCAGACGGACCTCCACCTGCATGTTGACTTAAAAATTCCATTGCACCTGTAGGAAAAGAACCTGTATTTTGTTGTATTTTATTTCCACGTTTAAATATTTCTGCCATAATCATTTGTTTTTCAACGTCATTACGAGGAAAGTCAGAATTTTTTATGTTGTATTTTCTACCATCAGGACCTGTAATGACATCTTCAATCATAAAATCAAAAGGTTCTTTAAAACCTAAACCTTGTGTAAACTCTTCGTTTAATCTAAATTTAACTTCAGCCATTATGGAGTCTCCCCTGTTATTATTGTTCCACCTATAGTTTCAAAACCAGGATCATATTTTTCAAAACTATCTGATCTCATAATTTCTAAATTATCTCTTTTTCTGAATCGTACTCTTTTTTTATAAGAGTCAGGTAAATATTCCATAGCCCAATCTTCATAAGGAGTTGGTAAATAATTTCCTCTATCAATCCAATCCATAGCCCACGTAGTAAAAGGATCATCTCCTCTTGTATTATTTGCATTAAAATAACCCTGTTTAAGTTTTGATACTTCGTTTTCTAAATATGTTTGGAGTTCTCCTTGTACAACTTCTAAAGAAGCATCAATTCCATAATCTGATTTACCATATAGGTTTAATGTTAATGACGCACGTTCAATATCATCTTTATTTAATCTTCCAGATGCTTTACGAGAACGAGCCAACGCATAAATTAAAGATTGTGCTCTAACTTCATTTTTTTCAAGTTCAGGATCATAAAATTCTTTTGTAAATACACCATCTAAATCAGAAACAGGAACAGTATCACCATCACCTAACACTACGTTTTTTTGTCCTGCGGCTTTAGCTGCTATATATCTGTCATAATCATTTACCATCATGACAGTTCCTTGATTAACTGCTGCTTGTAAACCTTCTTTTTGAGGTTTACTTAAAATACTTGTCTGTATCTTATTACCATTTTCATCTTCGGTTGTAATGGTTGCAAATTCATTTGCTTCTGTTCCTTCTGCTCCTCCTAATAAATCGGTTAAGTAGTATCGTTTCTGTGATCCATCCCAATACATAGGACTGTCTGCATTTTTTGAATATCCTATATCGTCTTTTTTACCTGTAATCATTTGCCATACATTTTGTGCATTTCTCCATGAGTTTTGGAAAACACTTCTTGCTCCTCCTGCCCAACCAACTCTTGTACCATCTTTAAAAATAGACTGTCTCATTAAACCTAAGCCATTTAACACTGCTGCTGTTTGATTGAGAGAATCTTGTGATTCAAAAAATTTACTTAAATCTTTAAAACCACCTTTTAAACCTTCAGCACCTGGCATCATGCCTCCAGAAGAGAATGTTATACCGCCGTTATCTACTGATGTATCAGCATATAAATCAGCATTAACCATAACTGGTTGTCCATTCTCATCGACTAAATTAGGATGTATTTTTGGATCAGCAAATACAAATACTTCTCCTGTGTTTTTTCTTATCGCTAAACGTGGCATTGTTACTTGACCTGATGTTTTAGAAATAAATTGTGTTACTCCTGTTTCTCCATCAGGATATTTTTCGTTTACGTATGTTTCAAATATATCAAAATTACCTTGAAGTTGAGAAGCAAACTGCTCGTTATATATTTTTCTATCGTTAGCAGCATTAGCATTAATCATATCATCATAGTCGGATACAGTAGTAAAACCTGTTTTCATTATATCCCATTCAAGAGCTGCTGCCTCTGCTGTATTATTCTGCGCAGCATCTAATAATGCTTTGCCTTCTTCTCTACCAAGGGTTGCTTTCGCTAAACGTTTATCTTTTGCATTAGCTTTTTTTTGTGCGTTAATAGCACCTAAATTTTTAATTAAGTTTTGTCCTGCCTCTGACAAGATAGGAAGTGCTCTACCATTCCATGATCTACCTCCTGCTAGTTCTAAACCAAATTGAGCCAGTGCAAGTTTTTTTTCAAAAGACATATCGTCTTCTTTGTATAGCGCATCTAATTCATTTTCTTGTTCATCATAAAAAGATCTAATAGCATCTAAATCTCTAGAAGGATTAGCTTTATTTCTTTCCATAAAAGCATCAAGATCTTGTTGAATTTTGGTTTTTGCAGTCTCTAGTTTTGAAGAATCATTTTTTATTTGTCCTGCTGCCAATAAATTATTTTTTTCTTGTGAAGCATTAGCTAAAATTTCTAATCTTGTATCTGCATTGCTTTTATATAATTTACCTTTTAATTCAGGATACATTTCTAATACTTCAGTATCGGCTACTCCTGTAATGCCGTCTTCTTCTACTACATTTTCTTCTTCTACTTTTACTTTTTCTACAAAAGGTTGTGATTTTAAATCATTAGGGTCATTGTAAATCTGTTTAGATGTTGCAAGATTATAAATATCTTCTTCTGCTCTAAGATCTTTAAGTAAATTGCCTATTGTAAATGGTTCAGCCATTATCTACACTCCTAAGAATTTGGACATTGGGTTATTAGGGAACGCGTCACCAAATGCTCCTAAGCCACTTAGTCCTGCAATTCCTAGGCCTGCGTACTGTAATAACGGATTCGTTGCTGGTTGTTGTGTATATGTTGTACCAGAACTAGGGACACCACGTAAGATATCACTTGCAAAACCAACTCGCTTAAACGGTTCTTGTTGTGCTTCCATTTGATTTTTTCTGGCAATATCAAATCCTGCTTGACCCATTTGTTGTTGCATACCACCAATACCAAGTAAACTTTTAACATCCTGACCAAGTAAACCTTGTTCTAATTGTCCAAGGCCACCTTGTAATGCTCCTAACTGACCTTGCGTTTTAGCAAGATTACCTAGTTGTTGACCTGCCATAAGATCTCTTCTCTCTCCAGATTCAAAAGCACCCATAGATGCCTTCAATGCATTTTCAAAATTCTTTGCTGACTGCATTCCAATTTGAGATGCAATACCTTTATCTAATTCTGCTTGTTGTACGCCGTACCTAGAACCACCAAAGACACCGCCTTTTGTTGCTTGACCTGCTAATTTATTTTTAGCCATGTCTCCTTGTCTTTGTATTTCTGCTGTAACAAACTCATTATATTTATTCATGTAAGGATCAGCCATTGACGGATCAAACTTATCTGTACCACCAGCTAATGACGTTCCTGCTAAGGCACTTGTAATACCCCCCAGGTCTGTCATTGAACCAGCTTTTGCTAGTTGATCTGCATACCCACCTATACCTTGTTGTGCTAAATTAAATGCTTGTGTTTGGGGAGCCGTGAACCCCGCTAGTTGTTGACCTGGTACTGGATTTTGTACACCTGATAATCCAAACTTACGATACTGAAATGCTGCATCACTTTCGCCTGGTGACTGTACGGCATTAGGATCACCAAATACGGATGCTAATAATTGTTCTGAGCGCTTTTCAATAAAGGGCGCCTGCCTTTGTTCTTGTATCATTGTATCAGTTGCCATTGACTAATCTCTCTCCTAATTCTGCTAATTCATTTTGTTGTTTATAAAAGAAATCAGAACCCATCTCTCTAGCTTCTTCTACAGTGTCTGCTCCTTCACGGACACCTGCACCAATAACACTTACCGCTTTAGTAACAAACTCGCCGTCACTTAGCATTGCAGGAATGTCGTCTGATGTCATCGTTCCTGGTCCAGCTATATTACCATTCTTACGTGGAAAGTCATCCATATTTTTTGGAGGAGGTGTTCCTCCTTCTGCTAAACGAGCGATACCACCGTTCGCGTAACCTGCGTAACCCGCGTAACCTGAAGGAAATGCAGGAACGTTTGCTGGTAAATATTCTATATCGGCAACTCTCATACCACCAAGTTGTCCTTGGCTTCCTACTTCTATTTCATCTCTTTCATCATCGTCATCTTCTTTATTCATTAAGCCCGCAGTTGCTGCTAATAAACCACCTTGTACGTAAGGATTTTTTAACATACCCATTAATTTAGCTATACCACCTGCCTCTTGAACAGGAGCATTCATTATAGCATTTTTTAATAAAAGTGGATTTTGACTTGCGGCTGCTTCTGCTACTGTACTAGGAACTGCAGTTGCTCCTCCTGATCCACCAAATAAACTTCCTTTTCCACCCATTAATCCACCAATACCACCAAGCATAGCACCTTGTAGTGCTCCTTTAGTTCCTCCGTATTGTCCTAGTAATGCTCCGATACCTGCACCAGCTAACGGACCAAAAGCCATACCTGCAATAGGGGCTGCAATCGGTGCAATTTTTTTTGCGGTATCTCTGACTTTTCTAAAAAACTTCTTAAACATGTACTCCTTGGCAATTCATGATATTGTCTGATTTTGCAAGAAGGCTAGCCTTGAATAGATAAACCTATTTTATTCTATATTTATAGGCATATTTGTTGTAATGTGCAATGAGAAATATGAGCTTTGACATAAAGAAAGTGCCGATGGTCCGTGTTACGTGGTTAGATGCCCGTGATACAGAGACAGGATGGCTGCCTGTAAAGGATATTATCGGTGCTCCGTTAGCCGTGTGTCAAGAAGTAGGGTGGATGGTTGTTAATACAGAAGAAAAAATAGTTATGATGAGATCGTGGTGCACGGATAAAGACGACAATCACGGTGGCGGTGCTATCGCTATACCTAAAGGTTGGGTAACAAGAATAGAATACTTGGAGGTAAGTTATGGAGAAAGAAGCAACAATTAATAGTTTATTTGGTGAAACTATTTACTGCACTAACGTAGATAATGATAATCAAACAATAGCTAAACACATAGAGTCTTTTGTAAAAGAAAAACCTGGAAGAACAGCAGCAACCACTGATGTTAAAGGCAACACCATGTTTACTGATTTAGAAGAAGCCAAGGATAATTTACATAAAGACAAGAAATATTCTAGTTTATTTATAAAATTAAAGAGATCTATTTTAGAGTTTATGACGGCAAAAGGATATAATCCTGATAAATTTGATGTTCACATAACAAAAGCATGGGCTACTTACACTGTTAAAGATCAGCATATTGCTAGTCACAAACACACCGCTAGTCACTTTAGTTTTGTTTATTATGTACGTAATAATGACATGGGCAACATACGGTTTGAAAAAGAACTAGCTGCGCAAACAGGTTTATTTATTCCACCAACCGATCAATACATTGTTGACTGGAATCAATTTAATTTTTCTAGTTACATCATTCCTGTAAGAACAAATAACTTAATAGTATTTCCTAGTGGGTTATTACATTACACAGAAGTAAATACACAAGAAGAAGCTCGAATAAGTATTAGTGGTGACATACTACTAACAATGAAACCAGGTATAAAAACAGAACACTGTATACCGCATCCAAGTGGTTGGGACACTATTTCAAATTAGTTGTCAAGAAAACAATTATAAAAAGAATACTTGATAATAATGACAGACGTGTTTAAATTAGATCTCACCCCAAAATTACAAATCAGGAGATATTATGGATAATCAAGAAGTATTGAAAGCTTTAGCTGTCCTCGCTGACAAGGTGAGCCGCTATCATGAACGTTTATTAGCAGTAGAAAGAGATCACAAAAGACACACAGACGGATGTTCGTGTCAATCTAAACCTCCTAGTATGGGTAGACCTTTAACAGAAGATGAACGAATTTTTGTTCAAGAGAACATGGCAAAGCAACGAGCTGCTGCTATGGGTTCTTAGTCTTTCCAAATACATCAGGTAACTTCGTCACTTTAATTTGAACATTAGTTTCTACATCATCAGATGTAGTAGCTGTGTTTGGATTAGCTACATCTAATTTAGCTTCATCTTCTGATTCGTAATCAGCCCCTGTATTTTTATTTTTTACTTCAACGTGAACTTCTGGTTGTATAATAGGAATTTCTTGTCCTTCTATTACCTGTTTACCTATTTCTTTTGAGTCTTGTACTTTCTTAAATGCCATTAGTTTATCTCCATTAAGCTTACTAATATTTTCACTGCACCTGTTAATTTTATTGCATCAGCTTGTTCTAATACAATAGGTTGTGTTAACACTTCACTTTCTGCACCGTCAGCTAAACTTTCTTTAAACAACTCTATTTCTAAATTACTGTTACTACTGTCTAACACAGCTACTGTTGTTACAATAGCTCCACCTGACTGATTAGATAAACGAATACTTTTAACTAAAGCAGTTGTTGGTGGTACAGGAGGTTGCGAGTTTTGATTTGCTGTTGGAACAGTGTAAATAGTTCCTGTTGCACTACCTGATCTACTTATAAATAAATCAGCCAAGGAACCACGTCCTTGCTGTCGATTCGTCTTTTATATCCTGCTGATAACCAAAGTTTAATTGCTGCACTATCTGCTCTAACAACCTTGTTAATATATCAATTATAGTAGGTTGATACTCAGGTGTTGCTTGAGGAAATCGTGTCGTTGTAATCTTAGCCATTATCTGCCTCCATCTGGTTGTACATCTAATCGGAGTGTACCATATCTCCATTTATCACCAACAGCGTCACTGTCAATACGAACATTGGCTTGTCTTCCTCTACCTCGTAAATCAAATTTTTCTGTTGTAGGAACTACAGTTCTTACTACTGTTTGATTAGTCGTTGCATTTGGATATGTTTTAAATTTTAATGTTACATCAACAGATCCATTAAGATCTTTAAAATTTGGTATACCTCTTCCTATGTGTAAGAAAGGTTGACCATCAGCAATATCAAAATCACCTGACTCAATAAATGCTGTAATAGGTAGTGTTACGTTATCATCACCTGTTTCGTGTTGAAATAATGTTGTTGCTCCTGCTGTTAAACCGTTAATAACATTATTATTAGCAACTCCTGTTGTTGAATATTCTGTAGCATATGGTTTTTGATACACGCCATAATCTTGCCATGTTGTTCTAGCTAAAGATCCTGTTGACCAACAGTCTTCTAAATAGTTATAGGTAACATATCTGTCAATTTGTGTAGCATTATTAGAGGTATAGAACCACGTTACTTCATTAAACTCTGAGTTAACAGCAGCAAAAGTTTCTGGTTGGTTTGTAATACTAAAGTCTTCAAAAACATAATCTTGCACACTACAAGGCATTTTAGATATAGCACCATCAAACTTGTAAAAAGAATTCTGTGACATCCAAAAGGCAGTACCATTTACATCTACTGCTGAGTGTAAAGATACAGCTCCACAGTTTGCTCCTATTTGTGTTAAGTTAAACGTAAAAGGTGCACCAACAAATTGTAATGCATTTAAACTTGTATCGGTCCAAACTAATACAGCGTTACGTGATCGTACAGCCGTTATAATTTTTGATCCGTCTTGTATTCTAAAAGAACCTGCTGTGTTTGTTGCTGTTGGAACCCATGTGTTATAATCTTCTTGCGAAGAAAAACGTAAAAATAAATCATCTTTAGATGTTGATGTTCCAATAACTGTTTCTGTTCCAAATAAAAACACATGTCTGTCAGGCATTGATACTAAATTAAATCGTGAAATAGTAGGTGCCGTTGATACTACTGCGGCAGGCGTTCCTACACCAACCGATGTATCCCATCTAAATGTTCCACCATTACTTACAGTAGCTAATAAGTCTTCACCAAAAGTATCAAAAGACCAGTTACGTCCTTCGATAGTAACGTTAGACGTAGAACGAGGCGTGCCCCATTCTTCTTTACCCCACTGATAGGTACCCCAACCATAACCATATTGTGATACGGCTGTGCCTACAGATATTTGATAGGTTGCTGTTGCTGTTGCTGCCGATGCTCCTGTACTTGTTGCATTAGCTGCGGCTGTAATCGTATACGTATTGCTTGTTGGTATAGTAAGAATTTGATATTCTGCATTCATTGTCGCTGCAGGAATACCGTTAACAGGTCCTGACGTAGATGATATGGTAACAAAATCTCCTATACTTGCTCCGTGACTTGGATCAGTAACGGTAACTGTTGGCGAATTATTAGTTGTACTAAATCCTGTAATTGATCCTGTAGCTCTAACAGGTGTAATGTCATAGGCTACACCCTCTGTATAAATATATAATTTTCTATCTGTTCCGATGGCCGTGTACCGTACACCGTTAAGATCTGTCCATGCGTGCATGTCTCGTGCAACACCTACCAAGGTTGTTGGAATTAATTTTAACCATCCACCAATCTTTTCTGGTAGACCGTATCGAAAACGTACAAAATCAGAATCAGTCCAACGTCCTGCTGCACCGTACTCTGTATCTTGTTTATCAATCCCTGGGGCAAAAGCTATTTTAGTAAGAGGCATTATGCAATCCTTATAAATCTAAATATTAATTCACCAGCACCGCCATCAGATCCACCAGCTCCTGAGCCGTAGTTTTCAGCACCACCACCAGCGCCTCCACCGCCTTGAGTTCCTGCTGTAGCAGCGACATTTACTCTACCACCGTCACCACCTGTGCCTGCTAAACCACTGTAAGAGTCAGCACCATCACTACCATTTATCTGACAGTTGTCTCCATTACAGTTACCATTATTACCACCTGTAACTCCATTACCTGAGTTATTAAAAGTGCTTGTAGGCCCACTCGTAAAACTTGTTATATTGATTCCGTCTACTGTAGTTCCTGATGATAAAGATGTACCTGCTGTTGCAACGCCACCTGTACCTGCTGTATTAGATCGAAGAGGTCCTTGCACTCCACCACCTGATACAGAAGAAGCGCCGCCACCTGCTAAAGAAAAAATTGCATTAGTGCTTGATCCAGTTAAACTTGTTGTTGATCCACCACCTGCTGAACCACTGTAAAAGCCCGTTCCTTTAGAGCCACCCGTTCCTACTACAGCAGTTAATTGTTCACCACCTGATACTGTATATACTCGGTCAGAAATAAAAGCTCCTGATCCACCACCTGGTCCAGAAGATTCACCATTAGCTTTATCATAAGAAGTTCCTGTATATCCACCGCCACCACCACCTACAGCTTGTTTAATATGAATAGCATTAGCATTGGCTGGAACGTTAAAGTTTGTCGTACCTGCACCTGCTGTTGTAAAACTTCCTGGTGTATCAAATAAAGTAAAGACCGTTCGCCATGCACCGCCATCTTTGACGTAGGCATTTGTAATTGTTTTGTTAGTAAAGGATGTACCGTCTCTCACGTAGACTTGTGAGCCAGCACTAGAGCTTATCTCACGAAAAGTACCACCGTCTTTAACATAAATTGGCATAAGGCATTATGTATATTTGTACCAAATATCTCCATCGGATCCACCACTTGGTGCATTTGTACTTACAGTTCTGTTTCCATTAACATTTGTCCCTGCTGTTGTAGAAACAAAAGCTTGTACATCAGCGCCCGCTGCTGGAGTTCCTCCAATATCAAGATCTAAATTAGTTCTTGAAGTTGCTGCGGCAGCAACATCACTTAAATTGTTTGCTGTCTGTAATACACCAGTAACTGCTGTACCTGAGAATTTATATTTGATAGATTCATAAGTTGGCATTTTACTTCTCCATTATCTTCCAACCATAAGACACGCCTGAGTACACTAACCCAAAAGCTGCATCTTCGGTTGCTACTGTTAAATCTGATGTTTGGTTATTTATTTTTAAACTGTTTCTTCCTACTGTTAAGTTGTTCGTATCAAACGTACTAGCTACATCAACAAACCGTATCTCGTCTCCTGTCGCAGGAGCGGCAGGCAACGTAATAGTAACGGCCTGTGATGATGTATCGACAAATATTCTATCACCACTAAAAGCTGTGTAAGCGGCGTTCTTTGTAATCCATGTGCCACCTGATGTCTGGAGTTCAAACCAATTAGTACCATCAGTGGCCAAAAAGACACTTGTTGTAGGGTTAATAACATATGTATTACCCGAAGCGCCTATTCTAGCTGTAACTGTATAAGTCGAAGAAGCATTTCGTAAGAAGTACAATTTTTCTTTTGAAGTAAACTGTACTGTGTGATTAGCTCCCGCATTTGTAAAGATGATAGCAGCTTGTCTGTTTTCGTTATCTGCTTGAGTAGCAGGGCCATTTGTATCTGTTAAGACTGTGGTAGTGCCAGATGATATATTTTTTGTATAAACACCTGCAATAGCTTGTTCAAGAGACTGAGAAAAATTGTTATTGGTTGTTGTACCCCAAGCATTTGCCTGATCTCCAACCCCTATTAACTCTATTTGTAGTCTGCTTGAATATGTTGACATAATTTACCTAAGCTGCATCTTGCCATGTATTAGTAGCACTATCATCGACATTTGTCCAAGTATTTGTAGCACTATCATCAACGTTAGCAAATGGTGTATTGGCTGCATCATCTACTGTTACCCATGCATAAACAGCAGCATCGCCAATAACCATATCCATAGGAAGCCCAGTAACCGAAACAATCGTATTGGATTCAACAGTAACATTTGCAAGAGTTGTTGATACAATATTACCATTTGGAAGAGCTGTAGCAGATGCATCTACTGACACATTACCTGTAGTAGAATTAACAACTTGACCCGTTACTTGTATTTCACCTGTTGCTACAACAGTAACATTACCTGTTGTAGAAGTTAAAGGTAGACCTGTAACTGCTATTGGCGTTACTGCATCTACAGTAACTGACGCAGCAACCGTCGACATAGGTAGACCTGTAACGGATAGAGAAGCCGTTCCTGAAACAACAGAGTCACCGATAACCATATCCATGTCTGGTTCAGCAGACGCATCAATAGCAACTTGTCCTCCTGCTGTTACGGCATAAGTTCCTATGACTTGATTTAATGGAAACCCTGTAACTGATACAGTTGGATTGGCAACTACATTAATAGTAGGATTGCCTGTTGTAGAAGTTAAAGGTAGACCTGTTGGTGTAGCAACAGATGTTGTAACTATTGTTTCAATACCAACAACAGATGTTAATTCTTCTCCTGTTACATTTTTTTGTGCTCCAGCTTGAGCTACGGCTGTGCCTGTTGTGGACGTTAAAGGTAGACCTGTAACAACCGCTACCGCATCTTGTTTACCAAGGGACGATATCGGACCTTCCGCAAATGCTAGGATCCCTAACGTCATGCGCTATCTCGCTGTTGTGGGAACGCCGTCCGAGGTTACAAAAGGATTTCTAGCAAAGGCCATGTATAAAAAATCATTACCACTATAGTTCCAAGCATTATCTCCGTCTCTAAATTTAAAACCATTAGATACAAAATCAACTTTACTATCTGAATCTTCCGCTGTATCTTGATCAGCTCTTAATCTATAATTTGCTGCATTATAACCTATTCTTTTATCATCCCACATCCACCAACTTTGCCCTGCTGATATGTTTTTTACCATAACAAAAGCGGGTCTAAAACCTGTATAAATAAATGCTCCATCTGCATTACTGTTACCCTGGTATTTACCAAATTTACTATAACCTTGTTTTTCAGCAAAGCAGTAAGCTATGTAAGCTGTTCCATCCCCATTGCCTTTGTTATTAGTACCTAAATAAAAAATACCACTGGTAGGTGCAGTATTACTAAAGTAAACTGAATCTGTATCTGCTGCTGCAGTTAAATCTAAAAACATGGCTTTTGTAGGTCCCATTGCTTGATGATAAACCATCCAATTTCTACTCCCATCAGTTCTTTTAAAAATAATCATTTGTGGAACTGCAGTTAAACCATGCCCTACTGAAGCTCCGTTAACAGCATTACCTACATAACTAACTATACTAAAACCCGCTGCAGTATTAGCTTGTACTGTAGAATTAATTGAGCCAGACGCATTACTAGAAGTAGTTCCTCCGTTAGCTTTCCATTGCCAACCTACATATGTTTGACCACTATCATTTAATGTAGAACCAGAACTTGAAAAACCATCACTATTAAAACTCATGTTCACATTACCATATTGACTTTGCCCAGCGTCGGTATTTGATCTTAACTGGTTAGTACCACCTCTTGTACTGTCTGTTAAAGCGTGATTACCTGTACCATCTCTTCTTTTTATCCAAACAAAATCTGGTTGTAAGTTAGCATTGCCGTCATTTGTAACACTTAAATTACTTCCGTTTCCAGAATATGCCATAGCTTGAAAAAATGTTGATGGGTCGTTTACTGTTGTATATACTGCCATGTTAACCTCCGTACAATGCTAGGTTCTTAGTACATAACGCATAATACCCTGATGGTACAGCGTATTCAAAATTTCCATATCCGTTAGCATCAGCATTACCTGATGATATAGTGTAAGAAGGATTGCCTGTATTTAAACTAAACATATTAGTATTACTGCCAGTATGATTCGCTACATAGAAAGTATAAGGTGCAAAAGTAGATAAATTACTATCTGTTATTGTAGTTCCTACTTGAGTATTATTTTTAAAAAATTTAATTGTGTTATTATCCATATCAAGAGCAAGAGCTAGTATATCATTTGTTGTAAATGTTGCTAAACCAGTTTGAACATTTGAATTATTAACTTTAAGGCTGCCCCCATATTCATATGCAAATGGATAACCATTATCACCATATGGAGGGTGATTTGCAGCATTAAAAGTATATCCATCACCATACCCAAACATACCCATTTCAAAAGTACTAGACAAACATTTACCCTCTATATACCATTTACCTTTGCTTACAGCTATTGTGCTAGGGCAACCAGATTGTGCATCGCTATTAGCATTAATAACAGTATTTCCGTTTGATAAAGTTGCTGCACCTGTAATTGTATCGTTATCTAAGGGATTAAAAGTAGCAAAATTATTTACGCAAGTATCTGTTGTACTAGGATTTGTTCCTAAATTTGAAGAAGCAAAATGATTACCATTACCAGAACTGTCTGCACCAAAACCACTCGCATCAGCAGAAGCTCCTGTTCCTGCAAAATCTAATTTAAAACCATTAGTTCCATATGTAATAGAAGGCTGACTGTTAGGAATCCAAATACCATTTGCATTTGTTGAACCAAAAACAGTTGGTGCATATGATTGTCCTGCACACATTATTACTTGCGCAAGGTAAGACCCTCTTAGTGCATTTGAACTAGATTCACCTATTCTAATTGGGAATGTAGAGTTTATAAAACCAATATGATTTTGTGCTGGTTGAGTTGCGTTTTGCCATTCTTGTAATTCGCCATTAACATATAATCTTACTCTATCTGCTGCGGTACTTTGTGTTGTGTCATTTCTTAAAACGACATGGTACCAAGCTGAAGGGTCTCTAAATAATCTATTTGTTATTCTTAAATAATCAGGAGAACCACCATTTGTATAATCTCTATATCTAATTTTATAATTACTATCCATTCTTACATATGCATTAGAACCACCAGATGCTTGATATATCCAAGCAAATTCTCCACCATTGCCACTTGATAATATGTTTGAAGGTTTTATCCATACACTATAAGTCCAAGTTTTTCTTTGAGCGTCTGTTGTACTTGCTGGTGTTCTTGTTAAATTCGTTGCCATTAATCAAACCTTCCTGAGTTAGCTATATCAAATACTGATGTTAGTGAAAAAGCACGGTCCGCTGTTTGCCCTTGTGAATCTGTTGCACGAAGAGTAAAGTTATAGGTTGTTGGAGTCGTAGACGATCCACCAAAATCACTTGTAGTTATAACACCTGTACTTGAGTTTAGCGAGCAATTTGCTTGACTTGCATTTGTTAATACACTTGTTGTTTCTGAAAAAGTTACTGACTCACCAGACGCTGCTACCGTAGCTACGGTACCTGAAAAGTTTCCTGCAATAGTTCCAAGAGAACCAGAGCTTGTTGTCCAAACAGGATTATCCGATACAGTAAGTAAAGCGGTATTTGATCTGACAGCATTACCATCGTTATTTTCTATTCAT